CTCGGCCTAACTCACTTAAATCATTTTCACATAGTCCATTTATTGCCTCGGAATCTTTAATTAATTCATTTAAGTCTTCAGGTCCAATTTTAAAATAACCTTCAGTTCCCTGATCTTCTGATAAGATTTCAAAAAAATCAGAATCATAATCTTCTAAAGATAATTCAACATTACCAATTTCTTTAAAAATAACATCTTTTAAATGGGCAGTATTTTTTTCATCTAAATCTTCAATAACTTCAGATGGTTTTGTGTCAACATCAAAATGCCAATCGTTACCTAAACCATCTTCATCAAATACTTGTTTTGCAACATCTTCAGGAGATACATCACGACGGGATGAACCGCAGAAAAAAGATGCCAACTCATCTCTATCCTTACCTAAATATAAATAGAACCCATCAGGTCTAATTTCAACATCAGTTAAAAGGTTGCCTGTAATATACTTAATAGTATTATCGTAGTTATGTTCTAAACCATGTAGTAAATAATTGTTTATAAACGATTCAGGAACAGAATCATATTCTAAATTAGATATTATATCACTTTCAGCCAAATAATCAAACACTTCATTACTAAAATTGTCGGAAGGAATGTTATTTATATCTATTTTATGTAATAAATTTTTTCCTTTAATAAATCTAAAAAAAGTTAAAATTTTTCCATTAAAAATAGAAGATATTTCATCCCAATTACCATCATTAAATTCTTCTATAATATTGTTTACCGTCATATTTTTATTAATAAATATAAAAAAAGTGAGAAAACTAATTTCCCACTTAAGTAAATATTACAAACGACTATTATTTATTTTTATAATATTTCTCAACAATTTTTTTAACAGATTCCTGAACCGTAACATTTTGTGCTTGTGGTTGAGGTTGAACTGGTGTTTGTGGCTGAGGAGCCGCTTCAGACTGATTTTTTTTACATCCGCATCCCATAATAATTTAATTTTATATTGTTTATTTATATATAAATATTATAATATTATTAAATTTGTAAATAATATAATATTTATTATTGAATGAAAAAAATTATAAAAATTACAGAAAACAAATTAATAACTTTAATAAAAAATATTATTGTTGAAGAATCTGAAAATAATTACTTTGAAATTACCCCAGAACAATATCATAAATTGTTGGTGTCCGTAAATTTTAACGCAAAAGTTATTCCAAGATTACCAATGTTTAAAGGTAAAAAAATAATAGTTAATGGTAATTTATCTTTAAATGGTTTAAGACAAATTACTAGTTTAGGTGATTTAACGGTAAATGGACAATTAGATATTCCTTATACCGGAATAAAAAACTTAGACGGGGTAAAATTTGAAAGACTTGGTTCTTACCATATGACACCATATGCTGATGAAATTGAGAAAAAAAGAAAAATACAAGAAAGGGAAGACGCTAATGAAAGAAGAATAAATGACGAATGGAATATAAAAAATACAGATGAAATAAGTGAGATGGCAAATGCGGTATTTGAGCATATGTACGCAACTGGTGATTTAGCCACATTAGATGATTCAGAACGTGAGGATCTGAAAAATTTTGAAATACAAATGGTGGAACTTGAAGAAAAAATTGATAATGAGGAAGATGATGAAATTTTAGATAATTTATACGTTGAAAGAGATGAGTTAGAAGAAAATATTGACGCCTTAAAGGAAAAAGATAATGATCAATATGATTTAATTTACAAAGATCGGCGTTCTCACTATAAAATGACAGTATTTGAATCAATTCATAGTGATACATATGGAAATACTTATGCTGTTGGTACTGAAAGTGAGGTGGATGACTCCATTGAAGAATATTATGAAGATATGCTAAATGATTTAAGTGATTTTGATAAAAGTACACTAAGTTATCACATTGATGGTGAAGATGTGTATGAGTATTTTGAAGATTCGATTCGTGAAGGGATTTATGATAGTCCTGAAGATTATGATATTTCTAAAGAAACTAGTAAAAAACAAGATCAAGAAATAATAAACCTTAAAAATGAAAAAAAATCTCTTGAAATAGAAACTTATTTAATTTCAAATGGGGCTAGATCTCCTCTTATTGAAGAAGAAATAGAAAGTATGAAATACTTTAAATTTAAAGATTACATCCCCAATTTATTAGTTGTTGAATGGTCTGACGATAAATGGCAAATTTACCAAAACGGTAAAAAGGTTGATGAAGTAACTTATGAAGATGAAGATGAAGACGGTGAACATGAGTCGGATAATGAATCAAGGGTTGAAGAAATTGAAAATAGGTCGGAAGAAATTGATTCTGAAATTCAAGAAATTAAAGACGATCCTGATGGAGATTTAAGTGATGATGATATTGAACAAGTTATGGAAGAAAAAAGAGATGAGATAGAGTCTGACCCAATATCTTGGTTGGATGATTATGGTATGGATTATGATAATTTTGTTAATAAAAGAAGTTTACTACGTGACTTAATTGATGAATCTGAATATAGCGTAATAAGTCATTATGATGGAGATTACCAAGAAGTTAATATAAATTCAAATACCTATATTGTATTTAGAATTGACTAATATCTTTACAGAATGAAATAATATTATTATCTTTATGTGTAATGGAAAAAAAGAAAAAAATAGAATTTTTAATGAACACTGAATGGATGTTTGAAAAACCTATTGATCAAGAACACAAAGAGTATAAATTATTATCTTACTTTCAAAAAATGGGAGAAAAATTAGATAATATGGAACTGTATCCTGGATTCATTGAGTTGTCATTACACGTAGCAAATCTTCAAAATTTAATTAGAGATAAAAAAATAATGTATACTAATAAAAAATTTACAACAATAGATGATGAATTATTAGTAAAAGATTTAAAAATAAAAGACCTCCCAATATTAAATAATGACGAAAAAGAAGAATTTAACAAAATATTAATATTTAGTGCTCCAAGAATGTTAGAATATTTTAATATTGCTAAATCTGTTTGGGAAATAGTGTTTGATAGTGTAATTTTAAGAATAAAAAAAAATAAAAATGAGGTTTTACAAAAAAAAGGGTATTTTTATTATTTAGACTCAAAAGATAATTTGTTTTATGTTTGGGAATTCAATGTTAAACAAGTAAATAAAAAATCACCTGAAAGTAAAACATTAGTAAATTTAATTTATTCTGAAAAAAAAAATAATTTGACAATTACAAAAATAATAAATACATTTAGTCAATGGAATAAAGAGAATATATCAAAATTACCTTTGTATGAAATGTTATGTGAAGGAAATTTCCCGATAAATGAAACACTTCTTCCATTGTTTAAAAGAAAATTGATTACATACATTAATCAAACACAAATGATTGAAAATTATAAAAAAAACAAAGAAGAAATAAATTTTTAAAATTGTATATGAAAATTAAATTAGAATATGTGTGGTTAGATGGATATAAACCAGAACCAAATCTTAGAAGTAAGGTAAAAATAGTTGACTATCATTCTATTAAGGAATCTTTTCTTGATGGAAATTTCCCAGTATGGAACTTTGATGGATCTTCAACATTACAATCCGAAACAGGAAGTTCAGATTGTATTTTAAAACCTGTTAGACATTATGTGAAAGACATGTCATCAACGGTTTATATTTTATGTGAGGTATTAAATTCTGATGGGTCACCACACGAGTCAAATAAAAGATCAAGTATTGGAGAAGGTTTTGAAGATCTTTGGTTTGGTTTTGAACAGGAATACTTTATATACGACAAAAAAAACAAATGCGTTTTAGGTCATGATCAAAACAACTTGGAACCACAAGGTAAATATTATTGTGGAGTTGGTCAATATGTTGCTGGAAGAGATTTTGTTGATGAACATTTAAATATGTGTTTAAATTATGGAATTGATATTACAGGAGTTAATGCTGAGGTTGCGTTAGGACAATGGGAATACCAAGTATTATCTAAAGAAAAATTAAAAAGTGGGGATGATCTTTGGATGACAAGATATTTTCTTTTTAAAACCTCAGAGAAATATTCATACCACATTGATTTACACCCAAAACCAATTACACATGGTAAATGGAATGGGTCTGGTCTTCATACAAATTTTTCAACAGATATTATGAGAAATGATGGAAATAAAGAATATTTTATGTCATTGTTTAACGCATTTGAATCAAGACATCATCAACACATTAAATCTTACGGGTCAAACAATAATTTAAGACTTACTGGTGAATACGAAACACAATCAATAGATAAGTTTAGTTGGGGTGTCTCTGATCGAGGAGCATCAATTAGAGTCCCAAAAGAAACCGCAGAGGAATGGAAAGGATATCTTGAAGACAGAAGACCAGGATCAAACGCAGACCCATATAAAATTATTTTTGAGATTGTTAAATCACTCCACGAAACAAAACAAATATACCATATAAAAACCATGATGACTAAAATTATTGACACAACTGATCTTAGTGGTAAATATGGTACAATTTCTAATGATGAATTATTAAACGATTATAAAGAAGAATAATGGATAAAGAATGCGTATGTGGTGGAACCGGACTTTGTCAGTGTCCACCGATAAAAATAGAACAAGTAAATCATCCTCAACATTATGGGGGAAAAAATAATGAATACGAAGCAATAAAAGTTATTGATGCTTGGGATTTAGGGTTTAGTTTAGGAAATGCAATAAAATATATTAGCCGTGCGGGAAAAAAAAGAAAAGATACAGAACTTGAAGACCTCAGAAAAGCCCTCTGGTACATCCAACACCACATTGAAAACATCGAAAAATAAAACAGGATTTAGTAAAGAAATTTCAGTTTTAGGAGCAATCACAACACCAAGTGAATTACTACGGGAAACTTTCATAAATTTTATGTGGGGGTTTTTAGGTAATTCTATCGTTGTGTTTGTTGCAAAAGAATTGGACTTTTTAGTTTTAATAAATTATGTTCTGTATTACGTTTTAATTTCGTATATTGTCAACAGAAAAAAATATGACACAATTTTAGGTAAGTTTATAGTTCTTCCTGGTTCAGCGGCATCAGGAGCATTTGCGGGATATAAATTAGCTCAAATAATTACAGAAATAGTTTAATAAAAATTTGACAATAAAAAAAATTATAGTTAGGTTTATTAAAATTGTTTAATTAATTAAAAAAAAAGTATGAAGAATTTAGAAGACATTACTGGTAAAATTATTAATGGTAGTTGTATTGATGTAATGAAAACATTTCCTGAAGGTTGTGTAGATTTAATTGTAACATCCCCACCCTATGGAGTTGGAATTGATTATGATGTACATGACGATGATGTCGATTTTGAAGAGTATATTGAGTTTGCCAAAGATTGGTTGACAGAAGCTTACAAAGTTTTAAAGGACGATGGTCGAATTGCCTTGAATATTCCTTATGAGATCAATAGACAAACTAAGGGAGGTAGAATTTTATTTCTTTCAGAAATGTGGCAAATTATGAAAGAAATTGGTTATGGTTTCTTTGGTGTTGTAGATCTTGAAGAAGACTCACCACATAGAAGTAAAACAACCGCTTGGGGTTCTTGGATGAGTCCTTCTAGTCCATACATCTATAACCCAAAAGAGTGTGTTATTTTAGCCTATAAAAAACAACATATTAAAAAAGTAAAAGGACAACCGGAATGGACAGGTGTTCCAACTGATGTTGAACAAGAAGACGGGACCACCAAAAAGAAAAATGTTTATGAAGAAAACGACAAGAAAGAATTTATGGAACTTGTGTTTGGTCAGTGGAATTATTTTGCAGATACTAAATCAATGACTAAGGCAACATTCTCAATGGACATCCCAACAAAGGCAATTAAAATTTTATCGTATAAGAATGATATTGTTTTAGATCCATTTGCTGGTAGCGGAACTAGTTTGGTTGCTGCTGAAATATTAGGAAGACGTTGGGTTGGAATTGAGTTATCTCCAAATTACGCAAAAATTGCGAAAGATAGAGTTGAACCTTTTAGAATTCAGAAATCACTCTTTAATCAAAATTGAATCACCCTCAGTGATATCATATTTGATACAATCACCACCATTGATCTCTAAGATCATATCACCAACACCATCATATCGGGGACATTTCGAATCGTCTTGTTCCCGACAAGGTGGACAATCCGAGTAAATTTTTATTATTGATTCATCTGATATAAAAATAATATCTAAAGGAGTAATACAATCCTTCATCCAAAATGAATGAGTACCTTCACTCATCACAAATAACATACCGTTAAATTCGTCATTAAATTTTTTACCTTTCATTCCATCTTGAATGTCTTTATCTGTAATTGCAGATTTGACATTAAAAAGATTATTGTTTATTATTACTTCCATATATATATATAAATATGTAAGGTATGAAAAAAAATAAAAGATTTTCTGGAATATTAGTTAAATGTAATGACAAGGTATTATTGTGTAAAAGAAGTAGTGACAATACAATGCCAAATCAATGGTCAATCCCTGGTGGGGGAATAGAAGATGGTGAAACACCTGAAGAGGCGGCTCGTAGGGAATTTTTTGAGGAAACAAATATTAAGATCAATGATAAATTAAATTTGGTTGGGTTTGTTGATAGATTTAACAAAGACGGTACCTTCCTAAAAGGTTTTATGTATGTGTATGGTCTTGAGGTTGAAGATAAGATATATCCAGATCTAGATAACGCAAAAGATGGTGGAGAACATAGTGAGTGTGGGTATTATAGTATTGATGAATTACCAATTACAAATAAAACTGATGAATTTTATAAAATAATTGTTAAAAATTTACAATAAAGTTAACTTTTTAAAAATTATGGCATATTTATATCGTACATAATAACAACCAAAATCCTCTTTCTTAGTTATTTAGTGGTTAATCAAAAAGACAGTCCCATAATTTTTTTAAAAAAGTTATGGGATTTTTTATTTTTTGTTTGGTAGTTTAAAAAAAAGTATTACCTTTGTTGTATAATTAAAAACAAATAAAAAATACATTATGAAAAAATTTGAAGATTTAAAATTTGAAAAAATTGAAGATGCTCCGTACCAAATTGGTGTGAAGTGTCGAATGGTGTTTGAAAATGGATACGGTGTGTCTGTTGTTTCTCACACACATTCATATGGTGGAACGAAAGGTTTATTTGAAATTGCGGTTCTTGGTAAAGATGGTGACTTAACTTATGATACTCCTGTAACAAATGATGTTATTGGGTACTTGAGTCCTGATGAGGTTACTGACATTATGGAACAAGTACAATCTTTATAATAAATTTATTAATATTAATTCAAACGTCTAAAATTTAAAAAATGGGAACTTACATTCACACATTTAAAAAAAAATTCAACAAAAAAGTTATTCTTGATGGACAAGAAGTTATTGTTGGAGCGGCAACATTTTTATGTCGTCAAGATTGGTCGGGTAATTACTCACCATCTGAGAATAGAGAAATGACAAGAGCATATGCTTTACCTAAACATGATCAACCTGATTACATTATTTTTGAGGATGATCATGTATATAAAAATAATAAAAAAGGAGTTTGGTCGGACGGAAGTGGTTTTTGGGGTGGTATTGATCATAAAAATGATTTTGTTGGTACACTAAAAAAAGTTGGTAAAAAATTTGTTATTATAAAATAATGTATTACCTTTATAAAAAATTATAGATTATGTTAAAGCCAACAATTACAGGATACACACTAAAAGTTATTAATGAAAGTATGGGTGTGTTAATTGATGAGACATTTATGGATCACATCCAATTCAAACTATTCTTAAAATTAATTCACGGGTCCATTGAGTTGGGTCATAATTTGAGTTTTTACAATGGAGATGCGTTCTTAGTACACATACCAAATAAAATTTTAATTAATTCGGTAATTATTAGTAATGTGGAAGATATTTCTATAAGTGATCAAGTTAAAAGTAAAATTGAATCATTAGTAACAAAATAAGATATGAAAAAAATAATTTTTTTAACATTAGTATTAGTTGGGTTATTATCTTGTGAGAAACAAGTTATTGAACCTGGACAACAAGAACCATACGTGACACCTAACCCAACACCACAAGATAGTGTATACTCTTTGGTTGGACAAACTTGGGTTATTAAACAATATAGAATTGGTGAGATTGGTTTACCAATGGATATGATGCCGGTTGACACGATTAAATTTATTACAAAT